ACATTGGATATGATAGTAGACACACTACATTACCTGAAATTAATAAACATTCTATACTCACCAGTATTAAAAGGGGTCTAGGTAATGGTTGGTTTCATGACCAAGTCAGATGGGAACCTGAGATTAAGTTTCTTGACAAATCTAAAATTCCCGAGTATAATAGAGAGTATGCAAATCAATCTACTGAGTTTACATATAGTAGATTTCTAATTCCTTACCTAGAAAACTATGAAGGGTTTAGTATATTCTTAGATGATGATTTCATCTTTGAGAAAAGTATACTACCAATGTTCTATTATCTAAATCCTGATGATGCAGTTGCATGTGTAAAGTATCCACATTACGAACATGATACAACTAAATTTGATGGAGAAGTCAACATAGATTATCCATGTAAGTTGTGGTCAAGTCTAATGGTGTTTAATAATGGACATGAAGATTGCAAGAAACTAACACCCGAAGTTGTTAACACTTGGACTGGAAAACAGTTACATCAGTTTGAGTGGACAGATAAGATTAGTGAGATACCTCAAAAATATGTCTTTGTAGAGGGTTATGATGACCCCAAAGAGAAGTGGGATTTTACTGCAATTCACTATACAAGAGGTGGCCCATGGGTAGAAGGTATGGATTTTAGTGGTATAAATAATTTGGAACACTATAATAAGTGGTTAAACAAACATAAGAACGAGGTAATTAATAATGAATAGTTTAGTATATACAGAAGAGAGTAAGTTAATAGTTGAAAAACCTAATGGGTTAAAGTATGAATTTGATAATGTTGATGCTCCTGATTTAGGATTTGAGTATGACATGATTGTCTATGATGACATAGAAGTTAAAGTTTTAAAGTGGGATGATAATAAGGGTGACTTCAATTCACAAGATAAGATACCATTAACAAACGAAGAGAAGGATGCAATTGAAACTTACATTGCAAACTCTGAACCACCTATTGGATGGAACCTGAACAATCAATATCTACGACAAATAAATGAAATTTGTCATCAATATGTTGATGATTGTTCTGAAAAGTATGGTTTTCAAAATCATATAGAGTGTACATATGTAGGAAGAGAGGGGTCAGCACATCCTTACAGAAGTAATGCAAAACGTGTACTAGAATATGCAGATGCAGTATGGTGTATCTATGTACAGATTGCAGATGAAATTCAATCTACAAGAGAAGATTTATTAAAATCTATAGATGAATACCTTCAAGTTTTACCCGAAGCACAACAAGCTCCCGATTCTAGACAACAGTAAAAAGGTTTTCAGTGAAGATACATTATGTAACTGAACCATTCAAGTTATCAGAAATACCTTTAAAGGATGTTTATGTCTTTGATGATTTCTTATCTTCAGAAATGCATCGTGCAATAGATTCACATATATCTCGTTCAAGTATATGGTCTAAGACAAATCAAGTTAGAGGAGATAGTCCTACTGGGTTAGCACATCATAGTTTTTGGGGTGCAACATATTTTCGTGGAGTAGAAGGTGGAAGTAAGAAAGTAGTTGATAATGATATGAATCCAAGGGATAGTTATCTTGCACAATGGTTTAATAGAAAGATACAAACCGACTTTGGATTTCAGTGGGTCAGATTTCAATACATGGGACTGAATTCACAAACACAAGGTCTTCAAGGAACAACACATGCAGATTGTTCACCTGAAGATGAGTGGAATCTTTCATTTCTTTACTATACCAATAAATTTTGGAATAAGGAATGGGGTGGTTCATTGAGATTTTACGATGAAATGCAACAAGGAATTGATGGTAGAGATGAACATATTAAAAATCATCAAATTGGTGAAGTAGAGTTTAAACCCAACAGACTGTTAATGTTTGACGGAAGAATTCCACATGGTGCAGATGCACCTTCTCCTAAAGCAAGATATATGGATAGAAAATCCATTGTTCTTAGAGGAGACGAAATAAGATTAATAAAAGATACAAGTGAGTGGTTTCATGCCAACGATAGAATTTACAACATTTAATACAAAAACACTAGAGGACTTTAGGCCTGTTCTTGCTAAGAAACTTACACCTGAGTGGTGGAAAAAAACTAAAGTTAATGTTGATGTACGAGGACATAAAGTGCAAACTATACGTTCTTGTCCTGCTATGGATGATTGGTTAAAGAGTGGTTGGTTGTTAACTGCAAATAGAGACATACATGTAGATTTAGAGACTGGTTCTGATAGTACTTTTAAGACAAGAGCTCATAATGGGTATGGTTCTCCATCTCATCCTAATGTGCAGACTGCAAATGCATTTGAATACTTAGGAGATTCAGGCCCTGTTAAGGATGCATTCAAAATGAAGAATCCATGGAACATAATAACTCCAAAGGGGTATTCATGTTTTTACTTAGACCCATTCTTATTTCAAAATGAATACTTTGCAACATGGCAAGGTATAATAGATACTGATAACTTTAATAAAAATATTGATAATGCACAAATCATATTCTACCCTAAAGTAACTCACTCATTTACTATAACAAAGGGTACTCCTCTTTGTCAAGTAATACCATTCAAAAGGGAGACTTGGAATGCATCTTACATTGTACAGGACTCACAAACCTTTACAGAGAATAGGTCTATAGTTACCTCTCATCATGATAACGAGTTTCCTACTATGGACGAGATGGGTAGACATAAGGGTCTATCGGAAGAGGAAAGAAAGATAACTGGTAAGATGGGTGCATATAGAAAACAAGGATACTGGCAAGAGAAAGGTAAAAACTTTAAACAAGATAATCCACCACCTGAATGTCCTATGCATGTAGTCAGTGAAGACACACCTGAAATTCAATTAGAACTTCCAATAGGAGACAATAATGGCAGTTAGATTACTATTTCCTACCTTTATATTTGAAGTAGATTTACTTAATGATGATTTACATCCTAATGATGGACTCACTAAAGAGTACCTAAATCTATTAAAAGATACTATGGATGGAATGAGACAAAGAGACCCCGAAGGACGAAGAATATCTAATGCATATACTGGGTGGCAATCTAACGATGGTTGTGAAACAAATCCAATATTTGCACAACTACATAAAAAGATATCACGAGTCTTTCAGAGAGAGGTTATTCCATTTCATGGTTTGGACTCATCAAATGCAGTCATGCAAATGGGTAATATGTGGGCGAACATAAACGATTTTAGTGCATGGAACAAACCACATTTACATAATGGGTGTTGGTATAGTGGTGCATTCTATATCCATGCAGATGGAGACGAAGGTTCTTTAGATATTATAGATAAAGACTGTAAGGTCGTATCAGACTTTCCACATTCAACTAGAACACCTACATCTTATAGTATTCAACCTACATCAGGAAAGTTAGTGTTGTTCCCTAGTGGTACTATGCATATGGTAGAACCTAACATGACAAACAAAGAACGTTATTCAGTTGCATTTAATATTGAAATGAGATATCAGACTAATGAAGGTAGATATCCAATAAATGAAGATACTTACAATGGGGACGAATTTAAATTTGAAATAGACCCTAATGGAGACCCCATACTGAAGTAGATATCCTAAATAGATATATGGATATCATAGTAAACCCAACAATTCTTTGGAACGTCATCATAACTGTAATAGTTTTGCCGATTGGATTCCTTGTTCGTTCAATCTTAACAGAACAGAATAGACTAAACATTCTTGTCAATAGAACTAGAGAAGAGATAGCTAGAGACTATGTTACTAGAGACCAAATAGAAAAAGACTTCGAAAGAATCATGGATACTATAACACGTATTGATGAGAAACTAGACAGACTTCAAACAAAGACATACTTCCAAGACTAAAAACGTATAAATAGTATTACAAAAGGAATACTATTATGGCACAACCGAATTCAAAAGACACATTTAAGCAATACATTAAGAGGGCTCTTGGAGCTCCAGTCTTGGAAATCAATGTTGATGATGACCAAATGGACGATAGAGTCGATGAAGCACTTCAATATTTTCGTGAATACCACTATGATGGTAGTGTAAAAACTTATCTAAAACATCAACTTACTGAAGAAGAACTTACTGCATGGAAAACAAACGAAACCCATAATGCCGCAACAACTGGAACTCAGAATATTGCAAACCAAACTTATGGAGAAGGTCAGAACTATATCACACTTCCCGAACATGTCCTTTCAGTTATAAACCTATTCCCATTCTCAAGTGGTGTCAAATCTAATATGTTTGATTTACAATATCAACTTAGACTAAATGACCTTTGGGATTTAACATCTACAAGTATCTTATACTACTCACAAGTGCAGTCTCATCTTACAATGATGAACAACATGTTGGTGGGTCAGATACCAATACGTTTCAATATGCATAGTAATAGACTATACATAGATTACAATGCAGATAAACTAACAGCAGGTGAGTTCATTATCATCGAATGTTACAGAAAGTTAGACCCAACAGATATGACTGATATCTATAACGATATGTGGTTGAAGAAATATGCAACTGCAAAAGTTAAATATCAATGGGGTGAGAACCTTTCTAAATTCCAAGGTATTCAGTTGCCTGGCGGAGTTACACTTGATGCACAACAAATAAAACAAGAAGCACAAGAAGAGATTCAAAGACTAGAAGAAGAATCAAGATTGAACTTTGAAATGCCTGTCATGGATATGATTGGTTAATACGGACATAAATTATGCCTACAAATGTATTTTTTAACCATGCAGTAAACACTGAACAACACCTCTATGAGGACTTAGTTGTTGAATCGTTAAGAATGTATGGACATGAAACATTCTACCTACCGAGAGAAATTGTAGAGGAAGATACAATTCTTGGAGAAGATGTGCAATCATCTTTCGGTGATGCATATTCTGTAGAGATGTACTTAGAAAATACGGAAGCATTTGAAGGAGAGGGAGACCTCATGTCTAAGTTTGGTGTCCAAGTAAGAGACCAAGCAACCTTTGTTCTTTCTTTAAGAACATGGGAAAGATTCATATCACTAGACTCTAACCTTGCAACATCACTAAGACCTAATGAAGGAGACCTAATCTACTTCCCTCTTAGTGGTTCAATGTTTGAAATTAAATTCGTAGAACATGAGAATCCATTCTATCAAGTTGGAAAACTATTCGTGTTCAAAATGCAGTGTGAACTCTTTGAATACAGTGGAGAAGATTTCGATACTGGAATGGCTGCAGACTTCATAGAAAACGAACAAGCATACACAATCGAGATGACTATGGCAAGTGGTGGAAGTGGAAGTTATACAGTTGGTGAAGTAATCAATTACAACTCTGCATCTGCTGGAGAGGTCATTGGTTGGGTAGAATCAACACGAACACTTACTATTAAAGATAACACTAGAACACTTGCAATCGGTGATACCTTAGTCGGTGTGTCATCAACTGCATCATATGTTATCGAAACAATTGTAGATGTCTTAACATTTGCAAACGATGGTAATGCACAAAACAAAGACTTTGAAGATAAAGCAGATGGATACTTAGACTTCTCAGAAACCAATCCTTTCGGTGAGGTCTCATAATGTTTGGAACATATTTTTATAATGAAACGATTAAGAGAGCAGTCTCTATCTTTGGAACATGTTTTAATAACATTACAGTTAAGAAAGTAAAAGCAGACGGAACTGTTCTAACTGAACAAAAGGTTCCAATATCATACGGCCCAAAACAGAAATTCCTAGAAAGACTAGCAGAAGATGCTGACCTAAACGATGGTATGAGAAGTGCAATCAGTCTACCAAGACTTGCATTTGAATTAAATGGTTTTAATTACGACCCACAAAGACAACAAAATAAACTAATTAGAAATACAAGAACAACAGTTGAAGCAAATGATATCGGAAAGAGAGGGTATCAATATCAACCAGCACCTTATGACTTGAACTTTACACTAAGTGTTCTTGCAAAGAACATGAATGATGCATTACAAATCGTAGAACAGATATTACCATATTTCCAACCCGAGTATACAGTCACTATGAAAATGATTGATACTATGACTGATTACAGAGATGTACCGATAGTATTGAATTCAGTTGCAATGAATGATACTTATGAGGGTGGATTTGAAGAAAGACGTGTAATAGAATATACACTAGAGTTCACAATGAAGTTATACATGTTCGGCCCTGTTTATACTGGTGAAGTTATCAGAAATGTTATTGAAAGAGATTACATTGGTGATGGTAATGATGCATTTACAAGTACAGAAATAGATGCAGCTGGTCTAGTCAAAGAGGTCAAACACTATGAACCTGCGTTCTCAGCAGTTTCAAATGCAGTTTCAGGTTCCACAACAGTGACCTTTCCTACTGCAATAAATAGTTCTATAAGTGCAAACGATGAGGTATTCGGAACAAACCTATCAACTAATCCGACTGTCTCAAGTATTGCAGAAGATAAACAATCAATAGTAGTGTCTAGTGCAGTTACTATAGATGCAAACACTACACTTAAATTTGTAGGTTCTGTAGATGCAAACGATACATTTGTAATTGCAGAAACTGTAAGTTTTTATGATGACGGAGCTGGTTCTACATTTACTGAAGACAAGGTCACCGATGCGAGTTAACTATGAAAGACAATATAGACGATAAGTTAAACGACTTATTAGATATCGATACAGAAATCAAAACAGTAAGTTCCAATGTAGTAAAGGTCACTCCTCGTTCAGAGAGTATTGAGAGTGACTATAAGTATGCACGTGAGAACCTCTACAACCTCGTAGAGAGGGGTCAGGATGCAATTGAAGGAATACTTGAACTATCTAAAGAAACCGAACACCCGAGGGCATACGAGGTCGCAGGACAGCTTATAAAGACTGTCGGTGAGACTGCAGAGAAACTACTTGATGTGCAGAAAAAGATTAAAGATTTAGAAAAAGATGACGAAAGGAAAATAGGTACACAACACAATCACCTATATGTGGGGTCTACTTCAGAACTACAAAAGTTCCTAAAGAAAGAGAAACAAAAAGAATAGAGTATGGTTGCAAAAATTAATGATGGTTATCTTGGTAATAATCTTGTAAAACGTGCTGGTGTAGAAACTAAGTATACGGATGAGGAATTACAAGAGTACATAAAATGTTCTAATAACCCTGTTCATTTTATAGAATCATATTGTTCCATTATATCATTAGATGAAGGTCTTGTCAAATTTAAACTTCGTGGATATCAACAAAATCTAATAGAACACTATGATGATAATCGTTTCAATGTAGTTCTTGCATCACGTCAGAGTGGTAAGTCAATCACATCATGTGCATATCTATTATGGTATCTACTATTCAATCCCGAAGTTACTGTAGCAGTTCTTGCTAACAAAGGTGTAATTGCAAGGGAAATGATATCCCGTATTGTTACCATGTTAGAGAGTGTTCCATTCTTCTTACAACCAGGCGTCAAGATTCTAAACAAAGGTAATATCGAGTTTGGAAATGATAGTAAGGTCGTTGCAGCTGCAACATCTTCGAGTTCTATTCGTGGATTATCTATAAACCTCTTGTATCTTGATGAGTTTGCGTTCG